CAGTGAAAGACTGAGTAAAGCCGTGTCCCATAGCAACGCCAGTGCCAATAGCAGCGAGGTTGCCCAATGGCGCCGAACCTCCGGTGAGGCCAGTTGCGCTTGTTTGAGCAACGGGACTGATGTTGATAGTCGAGCTGCCGCCACCAAGATACTCAGGCCGCTGCAGGCGAGCATCTGGAGAAACAACGCCGAAGTGTGATTTGACGATTTCTGTATAGCGCGTGCCACCTCGTGCGTCCCTTTCGAGAAGTTTTTGAGTTTGGAAAGATTGTCGTAGTTGATTGATTGTTGCAGCTGTTGCAGTAGACAAATCGGCATACAAGCCTTGGTCAAGCGCCGACCAAGCTGCTGTTACCGGGGGCGCGCCAATCGCTGCACCATCAAAACTCAAAACATTAATTGTAGAGCTATCACCACGCAGCGTCCGATTAGTGCCGTCAATAATCACTTTACCGGCAGCAGACGACCCATCACCAAAAACTCTTGCGCTTGTACCAAGAGGAATAGAAACAGAAGTGCTACCCTTCTGTGGCCACGGTAGTGCGCTGGTGAAGTAGTCGTGGCGTTTGCCCCGGCGCTGTAGTGCGTAGGTGGTGGCCGGGGTCGCGTCTGGCCCATCTCCCGTATCCACCGTTAGGGAGTCTTGGAGATTCTCGTCGCGGAACCAGTCGTTATAGATGAGGTTGTAGGCTCTGAGCGGTAGCGCGTTGTGGCTGACCTGAGCTGTTGCGGTGACCTGTCCGAGCGTTGGTAGCCCCATGTAGTCTTGGAGCGTGTTGACCGCGTAGCCTGCTGTTGGCGAAAGCTGTTGCGGTATGGTGTAGCTGATTGAGCTTGCTGGTGTTGCCTGCTCGCCCATGAATTTTTTGAAGTTGGACCAGACGAGGCGGCAGGGTACGAAGAAGAAGAAGGTATCGAGTTTGAGGTTGTCCATGATCGGATAGATCGGTGTGATCATCCGTGTGAAGATGGTTGCTTTCAATTTCATGGAGTCGCCCGGGAGTACCTCGTCAACGAGAATGGGGATGAGGTATCCCGCGTCGAAGGTTGTTTTGTGGGCGGTTTGTCGGTTGAAGGTCGACCGTGGTATGTCGGCCTTCGGGACCATGGAGAATTGGTGAATGTCGACGGATTTATTGCGGTGCATGTTTACTCCTTGATGAGGAGGTTTTTGCCGATTGCAATTTGTTGTGGCGGCGTGGAGTTCTCGAAGGCTCCGGTTTCATCGTCCCATGAACCGAGTATGTAGAGGTCGAAGTCGTCTTCATGACCTCTCATTTGTCCGTCTTTTTTGTTGATTTCGTCGCTGAATGCGCGGATGGCGAAGCCGCGTGTTTGTACGTACCAGGGGCGATTGAACGCCGCTAAGGCTCGGTCTTGTACGGCGACGATGACGTAGAGCATTTTTTTTCCTTTTAGAGTGCGCGCTGCCCGAGGGCAAGGCGCGCTTTTTCGACGGTCTCGCGGGTTGCGAGGCGCCGGTTGGTGGAGTCTTCCCATTTTAGTTCTGCAGCGATGCGGCGTCGTTCTTTCATAGTGTCGTATTCAAGCTGGTTTTCGAGCTGAAAAATGTTATCGTAAAACCGGGGTGCGGGAGCTTCGTGCGCTCTAGAAACCACGGTGCCTTTTGGATATACGTCCGAAGCGAAGCGCCGCAGCCATTCACGCCCGAGGCCGGGATTTCTGGACATTGTTCCGTATTCTTTTTGTCGGCGGTGGATTTCGCCGGTGTCGATGTCGATGATGTCGATGGTTTTGCGGTTGTCGCCGGTTTGTTTTTTGTAGAGGTAGCCCGCGACGTAGGCTGCGCTTTCAAAGGCAACAGAACCGATGAGGCAGTGACCTTTTCCCCAAATTCCCTCAAGGATATTCGATGTGAACAGCTGTAGTCCCGTTTTCGTGGTTTTGTGGAATTTGAGATCAGGTAGTTGAAGTCCGAAAACGAGTGCATGGTAATGCGGTCTGCTCGTTTCCTCTCCGTATTCTCCGCACATAAAGTAGCGGAGTTTTTTGCGTTCGCCTGTTTGGCGGAAGTGGTGTTCACGGAGTCGCTTGAAGAAGTCGACGAAGTGTTTTTTGACGAGTGTGATTTTTGGGCAGGTCTCGTCATTGTAGGTGAGCGTCAGGAAGACGCTGTTTTTGTGGAGTTGGGCTTCGTGGATACATCGTACGGCCCATTGCCGGCAGCGTTCGCGCCGGCAGCCGATGCATTGCCCGCAGGGCAGCCGAATTCGTCGAGGGTAGTTTGCATCGGGTTTGTTGAATGTTGGTTTTTCTTTGCCTGTCTGCCAAGCGATGAGCGGATGGTAGCAGGGCATGCTTCGAAGAAGTCTAGCTGGCCGTTGCAGTACGGGCAGTGTTTTTTATAGCGGCGGTGTCCTGCCGCGCAGGTGTTAGATGAGTCCAAGTGCGGTGAGGAGCCAGGTGAGGAAGTCGTGGCAGTGTTCTAGGAACCATAGCCAGAAGTCTTCGATCACGTTAGAAGCGGATCCCACCGCGCATGACTCTGAAGTTCGCGCCTTTGGTGCGCGATTGTTGTTTGCGGAATGTTTTCGCGCTGCGGTGTTTGTTGACTTTGCTGCGATAAAGTCCTTGCATGTTTGTTTCCTTGATTAAGGTTTGTTTTCAGGTATTTAGACTATTACTATTTTTTGAGGTTGTCTACCTGATTGCATGTTGTTGATTTATAACTGCGTTTTAGCTTATTTGGTTCGCGCTTTGCGCGTTGTCCGTTGATCGGACTTCCTGCTAAGCAGGATTTTGTTTTTGGTCCAGTTGGACCAGATGAGGCGCTCCGGTTTGAATTTGAGGAAGCCGTTTGGCACAGTGTTCTCTTGATGTAACTGTGCTGACTGACACTATTTGTTGTCAGTCGTTGCTGCAGCGGGTGCTGCAGCTGGTACCACTTCCACGCGGAGGGGGGCAGGCACTGGTGCCGGGGGGAGGGGTTTTTCGACGAGGCCGAGCTTGATCGCCTCGTCTTTGTTGTCGGGGTTGAGACAGAAGTCGACGAAGGATCCGGGGTCGTTGTTGAAGCGCGTTCTGACGTGCGCTGGCATTTGATCGAAGGATTCGTTTGCGGCTGCGATTGCGTTTGCAGCGGTGTGAAAGTCGGTTATGCCGGTGAAGTCCCCGAATTGAGGTTGTCGGACGTCGGTTGGAAGTTGTCCGTCGAGGCCGAAGCGGTGGATGATGGTGTTGATGTCGCATTCATCCTTGAAGCTTTGCTTCGTGAGCGTTTTGTCTTTGCACTCGAGTGCTGTGTCGAGTGAGGCTTTGTCGGTGTCGTAGTTGTTAAAGGCTCTGAGAATGGCTGGCTTCATTGGCGATTCCTTTTTCGGCTTGCGGGAGATTGTCTTGCTCGTTCCATGCGTTCTTCTTGTGCGCGTTCGTATTCGCCTTTGCCCCATGGGCCTTTGACGCTTTTTGCTGGTGGCATCGGGTAGATGCCCATGGATTTTTTTGCCCGCTCGAGTAGTGCGGGTGGTGATAGCACGTTGGCGACCGGTTTGAGGTCTTGGATGATTCCATCGATGATGTCGTTGATGGTGTCGCCTTTGGGAATGAGGTCTTTTCCCCATTCGAGGGCTCCCTTGATTGCTTCTTCGACTTTGGCGGCGGCGGTGCCTACGGCGCCGGCGGTGCTTTCGACAGCGCTGATACCTCCTGTTACACGAGGTCCGATAGCTTTCATGATGTCGGCTATTTGTTCGTTGCGGTCGGCTTGTGCGTTTTCGTTGCGGGTTTCCGCTTTGGTTTTTTCAAGGAGTTGGTTTTCTACCGCGGTGTGGGCTCCTTTTTCGATTCCTCCTGCGAAGTCAGGAGCCTGTCCAGTGGCCCCAGAGCCGACGCTGGTGGCGCTGTTGCGGTAGGCGAGCATTGGGTTAAGGCCAGCGGCCTGGAGGTCGCCTACGGTCCTCTGGTAGGCCGTGGAGGCCATTTCCTCTTGCCAGTTCCTTTGCTGGCGGGCCATGTATTCGCTGGTTATTGCTTGGGCTGCGGAGCTTATACCGCCGAGGTCTGCTCCACTGAGTTGGTCGAGAAAGCCCATTTTAGAAGTGGTCGATGAGGCCGGGGACGCTGTACATGGGTAGCGGCCGGACCGAGCGGATCTCAAAGAGCATGTCGGCAAGGAAGTGTTTGCCGGTTGGCGATGCTACGGCTGTCACGCGATCGATTGGTGGCGTGTCCTTGATGAAGGTGGTATTCAGCGTTGGTAGTGTGCTGAAGTTTTGCGCGAGGTGCCAGCCGTCGAGTGTTCCGCTTGCGGTGCTTCTGAAAAGGCCTGTGATGAGTGAGGGAAAATGCCTCAGTTCTGCCCATCTTTCTTGGTAGCCGAAAACGGCGGTGTCGTTGCTGTCGCCTTTGCAGTAGATTTCTTTGTTGAGGATGGATTGCTCTCCGAGCATTGCGAATGCCGGGAAGTAGAAGTCGTATCGTGTTGAACGACTCCACATACGGCGGAGTCCTTGTTGGTAGGTGAGGTCTGCTCTGACAGACATGAGGCCAATGATATAGCCATGCTCAGTGAAAGACTGAGTAAAGCCGTGTCCCATAGCAACGCCAGTGCCAATAGCAGC